TGTCCTCCTTGTTGAGGCTGCGTTCAGCTGCGCACCCCGGTTCGGCGAAGCTTTACGGCCAGGTGCCCGTTAGTCTTTCGCCGAAAATCACTTACGAATTGTGCGAGGGCCAGCACGGCTCCGTTGCCCTGATGGCCGTGTCGCGGCGAAGGTAAAATTGAGTTGTTGTATGCGGCACGCCACCGGCTAGATCCGGCCGAGAAAGGAAGAATTCATGCCACGGAAAGAATCTTCTAAGCACAAGGGCAAAACCAAAAAGCGCTATCCAAGGACCGCTCGCGAAATCGAAGAAGCTATCCAGTGCCTGCCCGAAAATGAGATCGACAAATGGGGTGATCTCATGATCCGCCGGACCTTCGAATGGTTCACACGCCTGAGCGAGTCGCAAGTCTCGGAATTGCTCAGATTCCGCGCTGAGCACAACAACACGGTAAGCTTCGAGACAGGAATTGATCCGTGGCAAGCGTGCGTGGACTGGTACTTTAGATGGAAGCACAGTCACCGAAAGAAGGACAGTGAAAGGATTGCAAGTGTACACGAACTACACAACAAGACCCTGCCTGACGGAAAAAAACTGACCAAGGGGCAGATTGCAAAGAAGCTAGGCATTGATGTTCGGCAAGTGCGCCGCGACATAAATTGTGTGCCCGATCACGAAGGCACCGTCATTCCAATCGATAACTGCCCTCCTACCGGACAGAAGCAATTGCCCTAGGACAGTTGGTTTTGTCCGCTATCCCAACAATCCGAACGCCACAAGAATAGATATCGGACAGCCCGAAGGTACGCCGAAGTCGGAGCGACAGTCAACGTAATGGACTGTCCCAGGCAAAGGCGACGCAGTTTAAATAGTGCGCGATCCTTTCGTGCGTTGACACTTGCGTTGACTCAAGCGCCGCTCAAGCAGATAGGGTCGAGGGAGGTAGGGAAATGCATGTGAAGTTGTGCAACATCGAAAAGGTTCAGCCGTATCCTGACAATCCTCGCAAGAACGATCATGCCGTTGATGCCGTAGCGGCCTCGATCCAAGAGTTCGGCTTCCGGCAGCCGATCGTTGTGGACGAGCATGGCGTTATCATCATCGGCCACACTCGGTACAAGGCCGCGCTCAAGCTCGGATTGAAGAAGGTGCCGGTGCACGTCGCCAAAGGCCTGACCCCGGAAAAGGTCAAGGCATATCGCATCGCCGACAACAAAACGGCCGAAATTGCCGATTGGGACCACGACCGCCTCGTCCAGGAGCTAGCCGAACTCGAGAAGATGGCTTTCGACCTCGATCATCTCGGCTTCACGCCCGATGAGCTGAACGGGCTCTTGAACACAGAGCTCACCCCGGGGCTAACCGATCCCGATGCCGTCCCCGAGCCACCCGATGAGGCAATCACGCAGCCCGGTGACCTGTGGTTGCTCGGAGACCACCGCCTCCTGTGCGGCGACAGTAGCAAGCCGGAGGATGTCGACCGTCTGCTCGGCGGGGCGCCGATCCACCTGGTCAACACGGACCCGCCGTACAACGTCAAAGTCGAACCCCGGTCGAACAACGCCATCTCGGCCGGCCTCAGCTCCTTCGCTGGGTACGGCAATTCCGACCCTGGCCGCGACGTGGTTCGCTTTCCCAAGAAGTCCAAGCCGACGCACAAGAAGTTGCGGGCAAAGGATCGACCCCTGGCCAACGACTTCGTCTCCGATGCCGAGTTCGATCGGCTGTTGCACGCGTGGTTCGGCAATATAGCGCGTGTGCTCGTGCCAGGCCACAGCTTTGTTGTTTGGGGAGGCTATGCCAACCTGGGCAACTACCCGCCGGTCCTGAAAGCGCACGGGCTCTACTACAGCCAGGCGATTGTCTGGGTCAAGGAGCACCCAGTTTTGACGCGCAAGGACTTCATGGGAGATTTCGAACTCGCCTTCTACGGGTGGCGCGAAGGGACAGCTCATCAGTTCTTCGGACCGAACAACGTCACCGATGTCTGGTCGATCAAGAAGGTTAACCCGCAGAGCATGATGCATCTGACCGAGAAGCCTGTCGAGCTGGCCGGGCGTGCCCTGCGCTACTCCTCGCGGCCCGGCGAGAACGTGCTGGACCTGTTCGGCGGCAGCGGCTCGACCCTGATTGCTGCCGAGCAGACCCAGCGCCGTGCATTCCTCATGGAAATCGACCCGCTCTACTGCGACGTAAGCGTGCGCCGCTTCGAGCAGTTCACCGGACAGAAAGCCGTGCGCCAGACCTCGGGGGGTCCCCGGTTGCCAGCCAAAGCCCAAATGCCGCGCGGCGGAAAGAGGTGATGCATGCCGGGCCGGAATCCCCGAGAGCGGTTTCGCATCCTTGAACGGCGCCGACGTGTTGCCAGCCTCTATTTGCGCGGCGTCAACCAGTGGGAGATCGGCCGGCAGCTCGGCGTTACGCAGCAGTGTATCGCTAGGGACGTCCAGGCTCTGGAAAAAGAATGGCTCGCGTCCGCGGTCGTGGACATCGACGCTGCCAAGGCCAAGGAGCTGGCGCGCATCGATCGGCTGGAGCGTGTGGCCTGGCGGGCCTGGCGGCGCTCCTGCCAGCGCAAGGAAAGGGCCACGACCCGGCTGGAAAAGAAACTCGCTGACGACGCCCAGCAGGGCAAGACCGTGACCAGCAAGCACACGGAATTGCGCGACGGGAACCCGGAGTACCTGAAGCGCGTGGAGTGGTGCATCAGCAAGCGCTGCGAGCTGTTAAAGCTCAATCCACCGCAGCGGCTCGAACACGGCGGCAGTCGTGAGCTGCCGCCCATCCAGACCGAAGTCGTGGAGTTAACCCGTGCCCAGCGATTTGTTCGTCTCGCTGCGCTCCTTGCCGACTGCGGAGTTGTACCGCCGGATGGCGGAGCTGGAAACGAACCCGGCGCTGCTTCGCCAGCTTGACCGGGAACTGCTGGCGATGGACCGGCGCCTCTGGGTGCCGTTGCCTGGCCCGCAGCAACTGGCCTATGAGAGCCAGGCCGATGAAGTATTCTTCGGCGGCGCCGCCGGCCCGGGCAAGACCCAGTTGCTGCTGGGCCTGGCCTACACCGGCCACCAGAAGGCGATCGTTTTTCGTCGTGAGTTTTCGCAGTTGCGAGAAATCATCGAACAGGCTCAGCAAATGATCGGTTCCAATGGCATCTATAACGGCCAGGAGCGCCTCTGGAGGCTGAACGACGGCCGGACCATCGAGTTCGGCAGCGTGCAGCACGAATGGGATGTGCGCAAGTATCAAGGCCGGCCGCACGACCTGCTGGCCTTCGACGAGCTGCCCGAGTTCACCTGTAGCCAGTATCGCTTCCTCCTGGGCTGGAACCGCACCGACGACCCCCGGCAGCGTTGTCGGGTCGTCGCGGCCGGCAACCCGCCGACCACCGTGGATGGCCGCTGGGTCATCGCCGAGTGGGCGCCGTGGCTGGACCCGCCATTCCCGAAGCCGGCGAAGCCCGGCGTGTTGCGCTGGTACACAACCATCGATGACAAGCTCCGCTGGCTGGATCACGGTACCCCGTTCCGCCACAAGGGCGAGCAGATCACGCCCCGCAGCCGCACCTTCATCCCGGCCAAGCTGTGTGATAACCCGATCCTGGCGGCCACCGGCTACGAGTCGACGCTCCAGGCAATGCCCGAGCCGTTGCGGTCAATCCTTCTGTACGGGGACTTCCGGGCCGTGATGGAGGACGACCCCTGGCAGGTAATCCCCACCGCCTGGATCGAGGCGGCCCAGCAGCGCTGGACACCGGCCCCGCCGCCGGGCGCCAGCCTCGATGCCATCGGCGTGGACGTCGCCCGCGGCGGGGCCGCGCAGACGGTTATCGCCAAGCGCTACGGCAACTGGTTTGCGCCGTTGATCAAGGTGCCCGGCCGGCAGACCAGCGACGGCCCCAGCGTGGCAGTGCTGGTCTTCAAGGAATACATGCCCGGTTGTGCCATCAACATGGACATCGGCGCCACGGCTGGTGGCGGCGCCTATGAATCGCTGCGCTGCTACAGCGACATCCGCGACCCGATCAACCCGATCAACAACGCGCAGAGCGTGGACATGCGCGACCGGAGCAGCAAGTACCGGCTGGTCAACGTCCGTGCGGCATCGTACTGGAAGCTGCGCGAGTGCCTGGACCCGGTCCACGGCGAGAACCTGGCATTGCCGCCCGACTCCGAACTGCTGGCCGACCTGTGCGCGCCGCGCTACAAGCTCACAGCCTCAGGCATCCAGCTCGAAGCGAAAGAAGACATTGTCCAGAGGCTCGGTCGCTCTCCCGACGCGGGAGATGCGGTTGTCTTGTGCAACTGGTGGCGCGGCGGACCACTCAATCCGCACGCGTTCAGCGGCCGGGCCATGATGAGTTTTGAGGAAAGGAGCTGAACTATGTTCAGCCACATGGCCCGCTCGTCACTTGGTTTCCCCATGTCGTCGCTCGACAGGGACATGCTGTACCGCAAAGCAGAACCGCCGGCCCGTGAGGAGCCGGCGCCGGTTTGTCTGGTCGGTCTCAGTGTCGGCCAGGGCACGCAACCGACAGGCGTGGCCTTCCTGGAACGGCGCAAACGTGGGAGCGGGGCGCCGGCAACCTATACGTGCCGCTACCTGCGCCGCTGGTTGCCTGCACCTTCCTACACGGCTTTGCTGGCGCATTTGAGAAGGATGTTCGGCGACCCCCAGTTGACCGGTGGCTATCTGCTCGCAGAGGCCGGGCCGAGCACCAGGTCGCTCTTAACCTTCTTGCGGAAAAACCCGCTGTCGGCGAAGATTCAGGCGGTCGAGGTCAAGACCAGCGCTGAGGACCGCAAGGTCGAAGGTCTCTGGAAAGTCGCCAAGGGCACGGTGATCGAAACGACCCGGCAGGTCATCCAGGAAGGGCGCCTCATCTTTGACAGGCAGATATCAGCGGAGGTGACGACGACGACGCCTCCCGCGCAGACGGTCTATCATGCACTGGCAACGTACCCGTACAACGAGGCGGCGACGGTAAACGAAGCGTTCGCGTCCCGCGATGGCGAGTACGATGATCTGGTGCTGGCCGTGGGATTGGCCTGCTGGTACGGGGAGAACTGTCAGCGGACCTTGGCGATTCTTTGCTAGCGCTGGGAACCGAGTCCAAGAGTCTAGCCATTTCCCAACTCACCGAACCGTTGCCGCAGCCCGTCGAGATAGTTCGTGTCCAGGACCGTCTCGGCGGGCGGCGCCGTCTGGGTCAGGCGGATCTTGGCTGGGCGCTTGGCCGGTTGCAGCTTCTTGGCGTGGTTGAAGTAGGTCGCGCGGCAACCAGCACCCGAACGAACAAACGCCTGGACGCGCTCGGCCTCGCTGGTGTAGGCCGGGTTCGCCTTGAGCTTGAAGACTTCCAGGGCCACACCGCTCAGGCACCGGCTCAAGATGCCGCACCGCCAATCCAGGCCGGCTTGCTTCAATTCCCAAGCGTGGACATAGCTACGCAACGAGTGCTGTTCGATCAAGTGCAGGTGGTCTGCAATCATGTCGAAAATTTCCTGGTCCCAGAACCACTGGGCTGCCTGACGGTGGACTTCGAGCGCCGTCGGCTCGAAGAGCAACACGTGGCCGCGGTCTTCCAGGGCGGCCACGTCCGCACTGAGCGTCTGCCAGTGATTGCCGACCAGTATCACCCGGCTGCCGGTGGTAAAGCGGCGGGGCACGCCGCGGCTATCGGCGGACTCCGTCAGCCAGCACAAGGTCTTGGTGCGTTCCGTCTGGCACAAGGCCTTGAGCAGGCGAATGCCGTTGCGGTCGGTGTGCAGGCCGTCGACGTCGTCGAGCACCAGCGGCTGATCGCGGTGTTCGTAGGCTTCCAGGTAGATGCCGAAGGGGGTGGCCTGGCCACCGATCCAGCAGACCGGGCTGCCTAGCGCCTGGCGGACGCAGCGCGTCTTGCCGACGCCCGGGTTGCCGAAGATCATCAGCAGGTTCAAGTGACCGTCCGCAAAGGCGCGAACGTAGCGTTCCAATTCGGCGTAGGTCGGCAGGTGGACGGCGTGCGCGGGTAGACTTTTGGACTTGGCCATGATCAGACTCCCGTTGTGACTCCAGATGTTCGTGAACGCGGCGAATCGGCTCAGGGTGAGGACAGTTACCTCGCGTTCCGGCCGATATCCAGGGGATTCACCGGCATGAGGGCGTTTGCCGATGTATCGGTGCCCGTCGCCGGTCGGCGCTGACCCGTTGGCGCCCGCAGAGCGCCTGCCAGCGGCGTCGTTGCTTCTTCCAGTCGGGGATGGCCGCGATCGGCAAGACCTTCGCCAGGATCAGGGGTGCGCGGCCGCGCTGAACCCGGGGCGCGAAGAGAATGGCCTCCTGGATATCGGGAGCGAGGTGAAGCAGGCTGACGATCTGCGAGATGCGGGCGCGGCTGACATGTCCAAGCTGGGCGAGGTCCGCCTGCTTGTGGCCCGCGCGAAGCAAGCCGTCGAAGCGGATAGCCAGGGCCATGAGCCGCGCCAGCCGCGGCACCCGGCCGGGAAGGACCGTAGAGGGCGCAGGTACGGCACCCGCGGCCAGCGCCTTGGCTGAGCCGTGCCCGTGCCGGCGGCAGTAGACCGCGCACGCGATCGTCAACGGGGCACTCATGGGCGGTCCTCCCCGGCCGCCAGCGCCGCGATGCTCCGTGGCTGGAAGGTGATGGCCACCTGGTCGTGGGCGCCGTCGTACTCGACCCGGTCGACCAGCTCGCGGAGGAGCGCTGCCCGCTCCGTGGCGGCCAGCTCTTCCCAGCCGGGATCAAGGAGGCGGCGGACCTGGGTCGGCTCGTCCGCCAGGGGGCCGGCGGCCTGCGCCATCTCCCGGAGACGAGCCGGGTCCTTGGCCAGGGCGCGGATCTGGTCGAGGACGAGTTGCTCAATGCTCCCGGCCGAAACCGGCTTCGACGGGCAACTGTGGGCGCCGCGCTGCTGCGCACGCGAGCAGCGGTAGTAGCGGTAGCGTGTCGTCGCCTTGCGCAGGCAATAGCTCGGCACCATGCGACGGCCACACGATCTACAGCAAAGCAACCCTTGTAACAAGGCGCTGGATCTGGACCGCAAGGCTTGCCTGCGGCCGTGGCGACCGAGTAGCGTCTGCACTTGCTGGAAGACCTCGGTGGCGACAATAGACTGGTGTTCGCCTGGGTGGACTTCGCTCTTGTAGCGGACCTTGCCCAGGTAGGTAACCCGCGTGAGCAGCTGGTACAGGTTGGTGCGGTTGAACAACACGCCTCCTCGAGTCTTGCCCTTGCGTGTCGTCCAGCGCTTGGTCTTCCAGCCGCGACGGGCCAACTCCTCGACCACCGGCAAGAGGGACCGGCGTTTGAGGTACAAGGCGAAGATGGCCCGCACCCGCTTGGCCTCTGCCGGGTTGACCAGCAACTTCGTGCTCTTGGGATCGACGTCGTAGCCCAATAGCGGCATGCCGCCGGCCCACTTGCCCTTGCGGCGGGCGGCGGCAATCTTGTCGCGCGTCCGCTCGCTGATGATCTCGCGCTCGAACTGGGCAAACGACAGGAGCACGTTGAGCACCAACCGACCCATCGACGTTGCCGTGTTGAACTGCTGCGTGATCGATACGAATGACACCCGGCGTTGTTCGAAGATCTCCATCATCCGGGAGAAGTCGAGCAGCGACCGGCTGAGGCGATCCACCTTGTAGGTGACAACGGCGTCGACCTTGCCCGCCGTGATATCGGCCAGGAGGCGTTGCAGTGCCGGCCGGTCCATGTTGCCGCCGGTGAAGCCGCCGTCGTCGTAACGGTTCGGCAGGCAGACCCAGCCTTCTTGGGCCTGGCTGCGGATGTATGCCTCGGCGGCTTCGCGCTGGGCGTCGAGCGAATTGAACTCCTTGTCCAGGCCTTCCTCAGTCGACTTGCGCGTGTAGATGGCGCAGCGGATCGGACGTGTGGGCGATGATGGGTGCGACGTCATCGGCCACCCCCTTGCAGACGAAAGAACAGACGGCCATTCCAGTGCGCGCCGGTGATCGCCCGCGCCACGGCGCTGAGCGACGGATAGGTGGCACCCTCGAACTCGAAGCCCTTGGCCAGGACGCGGACCTGCAGCGTCTGCCCCTTGTACACGCGCGTGATCACGGTGCCCGGCGCGGCCAGGCCGTTGGATCTGGTGTCCCGTCGGCGTGGCTGGGCGGGCGGCAGGCTGCGCAGGTCGGCGTCGTTGGCTAGGTCGGCCGCACGGCGGCGGCCGCGTTCGGATAGGTTGCCCTCGGCCAACGCCTGTAACCGCCAGAGGATCCGCCGCATCAGCCACAGCCGGTTGCCGGCCGGCGTCGTCTCCGCAAAGAGCTCGGCGAACCGGGCGCGCAGCTCGCGCATGGTCAGGCGGCGCAGTGCCGCCATCTCCTGGTCCACGTTCCACGTCATGGCAGGCTCCTCCTCGGGGTGTTGAGAAACGTCAAACCGTGTGGACAGTGAGCGGTGTCAGCGCGACAACCTCAAGGGAATCCAAGAAGGATTCAGGCAAGTTCCAGGCGCCGTGCGGAGGCTATGCGGGATTCGGCGGCGCCGAAGGGAGGCGGGACTACGTCCGATCGTTAGCGACGGCTCTGGGCGCTGGGGTTGGCCACCCGCGGCCCGCTCGGCCGAGGCCCACAACGACGCGAGGCCCCGGCGTGCGGGGCCTCGTGAGCAGATCCAGGGCCGACCGGGGCGCTACACTCATCGGCGCAGCGCGAACTGGCCCCGGTCGACCTTGGCAAACCGGGACTCCTTCCCCTTGGTTGTGACCTCCTTGAGTACAGCGGCGTACAACGTGGACGCCGGCGTCTTACCCGCTGGCGACTTCCAGTAGCCCTTGGCCGCCATCGTCTCGATCAGTTCCTTGCAGTTCATAGACCGGCCTTCCTCGCCGAGCACGCGCGCCGCCGCCTCCAGCGCGCTGAGCTTGCCCGACTTGCTGGTGCTTGTCTCGACCGCGCGACCCTTCTTTGGCTTCGGGCCCTGGGTCGCGGAGTTGGTCTTTGTGGTGGCTTTCTTCTTCGCTGACATGGTACTGCTCCCGGATGATGGTACATCACCGGCAACGCCACAGCGGCGTTGCCCATCAGGAGCAGCACAGTTACCGACTGATCGGCTGGACATCCAGGCAATTGCGCCCGGAACTTGAGTCTTCTCAGAAAGGACGGCTGGCGTACACGGCGAGGACCGGTCGCACGGCCGCCAACTTGCCAACAATCCGGTTAAGTCCTGGCCAAAAAATCTCCGGCGCAAGCGCCATCGGCCTCGCCAAGAGACATGCACGAATGCCCTGAAATCCAGGGCATTTTCCATGGGAACACCTCATATGCCAGCGCAGACAACCTTCCACGCCGTCGGACATGAGCGTTAACACATAAGCGGTTACAGGCGTCTCGCTCCGCCTGAAGTGCTGCCGATCGGGCGGCATTCAGGCGGACTGGATGGGCTTGCGGACCCGGCGG